ATAAAATCTAACTCCAAAGAGATAAGCAAAAAGTTTAAAAGGCTACAATCTAAACTTCCAAGAATAATTGATAAAGGTGTTAAACAAGGTGGTTTTCAATTAGTTGATATTATTAGAACAAAAACACAAAAAGGTATTGATATTAATGATACACCTTTTGCACCATATTCAGAGGGTTATTTAAGAAAATTAAATCGTGAGGGTAAAAAAACAGCAGTAGATTTATTTTATACTGGTAGAATGTTAGGTGCATTAACTCCAGCATCTGTTAAAAAGACAGGCAAACATAAAGTTTCAATAAATTTCACAAATGCAGAAATGAGACAAAGAGCATTATTTAATCAAGTATTAAATGAACCAAAAAGAGAATTTTTTGGCTTTAATAAACGAACAGAAAATATTATACAGAAAACATTTAATAGATTTGTAGAAAAAGAATTAAGGAAGTTTAGAATATGAGTGTAAGAGAAAATATAGCATCTGAATTACTATCGACTATTTCAGCGATTAGTAGCCCAGCAATTAAAAAGGCTACAAGACAACCATTTATATTAGATGAGTTATCTGAACAACAATANCCAGCAGTTATTGTTCAAACATCNGAAGAAAATAGAGATGATGCTGAATTAGGCTCTGGTGCTAGAACTAGAACAGGTACTATTGACTTTGTTATTTTAGGCTTTGTAAAAGGTGCTGAATCAAATATTGATACTAAGAGAAATGAATTAATAACAGCTATTGAAACTGCAATAGAAACTGATATTACTCGAAATGGTAACGCACTTGATTCGGAAGTGATACAAGTAGAAACTGACGAGGGTAGTTTATTTCCTGTTGGTGGTATTAGAATGACGATTAGGTGTATGTACGAATATCAAGCTGGAACACCATAAGGATTAAACCATGAATGAAAAACTATTAAATAAAATACTTAAAAAAGTAGATCAAATAGAAAAAATGCACGATAAAGAATCTATACTTTGCGAAGAAGTAAAAGACTTAATCGAAGAAATTAAAGAAAACTCATTAGAAGATAATCAAACTTGGGAAGAAGAAGACTTAGATGATGAGGAGTTTGAAGAAGATGAGGAAGATGAAGACTTTATTGACGAAGAAGAAGATAAATAGTAAAAGGTATTATGGCTAAAGATATTAAACTATATAAAAATAATTCAGAGATAATTATTAACGAAACAAATCTTGAACATTATCTTAGACTAGGATATAAGCAAGAACAAGAAATCAAACCAAAAATTAAAAAGGAAAAAAAGACATGGCAACACATCACGGAAAAGAAGGAGTTGTAACAGTTGGTGGAACTGAAATGGGCGAAATCACTTCGTTCACTTTAGAAACTACTGGAGATGTAGTAGAAGATACTGCTTTATCAGACTCAACAAAATCGTTTGTAGCAAGTAGAACTTCATTTTCAGGAACTATTGAAATGCACTTTGACGAAACAGATACACAGCAAGAAACTTTAACTGCTGGTGCTTCTATCTCTTTTGTTTTATTACCAGAGGGTAATTCTTCAGGAGATGCAAGTTATTCAGGAACAGGAATTGTTACAGGCATGAGTATTAATAATGCTATGGACGCAATCGTTTCAAGAAGTGTTACTTTTCAAGGAACTGGTGCTTTAACTGTAGGAACTGTATAATCTAATTTATGTCAGTTATTGATAGAGTTAAATCTCATTTTGAAACTCTTAAAACTATCACTATTGAAGTTGAGGAGTGGAAAGACGAGCATGGTAATGCTAGTGTATTCTATTCAGAACCATTAACCCTTGAAGAAAAAAATATCATCTTTAAGAAGTCTAGTAATTTTCAAGATTTAACAGTTCTTGTTGATTTACTTATAATGAAACTTTTAGTTAAGAATGATAAAGGCGAAATGATTAAAGCCTTTAGCCCAGAAGATAAATTTGCATTAAGAAAAAAAGCTGATTCAAATGTCATCTCAACTATTGCAAATAGAATACTTTTAGATGCTAACTACGAGGACGCAGAAAAAAAGTAGATAGCGACCCTGATGTAAGGTCGCTGTTAATAGTAGCAGAACGATTACATCTTACAATCCAACAAGTTCTTGATATGCCTGTTAGCCATTATAATTTATGGTTAGCTTACTTGAAAAAAGAACAAGAACAGTATAAAACTAAAACTTCATTAGCTGACGCAAGGAAATTAAAGTAATGGCAAATCAAAGACTAAATATTGACATAGTAGCAAAAGATAAATCTAAACAAGCATTAAGTAATGTTCAAAAAGGTTTAGCAAAACTAAAAGGTGCAGTTTTTAATTTACAAAATGCTTTTATAGGTTTGGGTGCTGGACTTGTTGCTAGAAATTTAGTTAATACAGGAAAACAATTAGAGAATTTAAGAACAAGATTAAAGTTCTTACTTAAAGATACAAACGAGGGTGCAAAGGCATTTGATAATATGACCAAGTTTGCATCTAAAGTTCCTTTTTCACTAGAGGAGATACAAGCTGGTGCTGGTATTCTTGCAACAGTAACAGACAATGCTGACGACTTACAAGAGATGTTAGAGATAACAGGGAATGTTGCGGCAGTTACAGGATTAGATTTTAGAACTGCTGGAGAGCAAATACAAAGATCATTTAGTGCTGGTATAGGTGCGGCAGATTTATTTAGAGAAAAAGGTGTTAGAAATATGCTTGGCTTTAAAGCTGGTGCAACAGTTTCTATTGAAGAAACAGTAAAAAGGTTTCAAGAAGTTTTTGGTAAAGGTGGAAGATTTGGAAAAGCTACAGATGAACTAGCACAGACCTTTGAGGGAACTTTATCAATGATAGGAGATAAAGTATTTAATTTTAAAAAGGTATTATTAGAGGCTGGTTTATTTGAAAGTCTTAAAAAAGAATTTGGTGCATTAGATAAATTTTTAGAAGAAAATTCTAAATCAATAGATCGTACAGCAGAAGATATTGGTATTGCTCTAGGATTTGCAGTAAAGAAAGTAGCTGATTTTGTAGTTGTTTTAAAAGATAACATGGATAAATTTGCAATAATTATTAAAGGATTAATAGCAATTAAAGTCGTTCAATTATTTACAGCATTGGGTAATGCTATTCTTTTTGCGGCAAGAAGTATGGCTAAGTTTTCATTGGCTAGTTTAATGACTTCAAAAGGTATAAAAGGTCTTGTTACACTTGTTGCCAAAGGTGGTGCATTGTATGTAGCATTTAAAGGAATTGATAAATTATTTCAAGATACAGCAGAAAGTTTTGATGAATTTTCTGACAAAGTAAAAAATAGCTTACCTGATGTAAGAGATCTTCACAAAACAATGATAAGAACAAAAGAATCTGTAGTTGATATTGCAAAAGCAGAAAAATCTATAGCAGAAGCTAAAGAAAGACAATTAGAATTCCAAAAGTTGCAAGAAGAACTTAGACAAAAAGCAGAAGAACAAGAAGAACTAAGAATAGAAAAAATTAGAGAAGAAGGTACTGCATTAGAAAATCTAAAAGAAAACTATAGAGAGTTTTTTGAAAACTTTAATGCTGGTAGAGAGATTGCAGATATATTTCAAAATTCATTAAACGCAGTAACTAAAGGTATAGGAGATGCTGTAGCACAAACAATAGTATTTGGAAAATCTTTTAAAGATACATTTGGAAATATTGCAAGAAATATACTAGCACAATTAATATCATCTTTAGTTCAAGTTGGAATTAATATGATAATAAACGCAACAATCGGTAAAAAATTACAAGCATCATCAGTAGCATCAGGTGCGGCTAGTGCCGCCGCTTTGTCTGCCGCTTATGCAACACCAGCCGCTTTAGCTTCACTTGCTTCATTTGGAACAAATGCTGTTCCAGCACAAGCCGCTTTAATATCAACTGTTGCATTATCAAATGTTTTATCTTCTGTTAAAGGTTTTGAAAAAGGTGGTGCAGTATCAAAAGATCAACCAATTCTTGTTGGAGAAAACGGGCCTGAACTTTTCCGTCCTAACTCTACAGGACAAATAGAACAATCTGCAAGAGGAACAGGAATGAATGGTGCTAACACAATTAATATAAATGTTAGTGCAACTGATGTAAGAGGTGTTAAAGAATTATTAATTGACAATAGATCAACAATCGTTAATGCAGTAAATATAGCTTTAAATGAAAAAGGTAAAGAGGCATTAGTATAATATGGCTGGACAATTTCCTACATCTCCTGTTGCTAGTGATGCTGAAATAGGCTCTGAACAAAAAACAATAGTTTCAGTTACAACATCTGGTAGAGTACAAACAAGACAAATAGATGGACAAAAATTTACAATTAACCTAGATTACGCACCAATGACTAGAGCAAACTTTGCACCTATAAAAGCATTTTTAATGAAACAAAGATCAAGATTAAATACATTTACAATTATTCCACCTGTTGTTTCTAATGCACAAGGTGTTGCTAGTACAGTTATATCTACCAATGCTTC